ATGCCTCTCAACGATACCAAGCTCAGGCGTATAGCTGGCAAGCCATATGATGGACCAGAGGAGATAGCAGATGGTGGTGGACTTTCTGCCAGGATCAGCCCAAAGGGACTTATCACCTTTCAGTACCGATATCGCTTCAACGGTAAACCGGCCAGGCTAAAACTCGGCACCTACGGCAAGATGTCGATTAAAGAAGCCCGTGACGCTATGGAGGAATGCAAGGGCTGGCTGGAAGAGGGTCGCGATCCGGCAATGCAGCGGAAAAAAGCCAGGGACATCGTATCCAACTCGCCGAGCATCAGCGCTCTCGTTGATGAGTGGCTGGAAACACCATCAGTGAAAGAGATGGTGAAGTATGAATACTGGAAGCGGATGCTGAAGCTTCACGTTACCGACAATTATGGCCGACTGATAGCAGATGAGATGAGCCCCGTTGAGTGGGAGCAGATATTCCTGCGCATAACGAAAGGTGGTTCGCCGGTTCAGGCAGGTAACGTTCTGGTGAAGATGAAGCAGGTGATCCGTTATGCGCTGCGTCGAAAACGTATTACTTCAAATTCTCTAATGTTGCTTGAGATTAACGATATCGGTAGCCGTCCGGATGACGGGGAAAGATTCCTGAATGACGAAGAGATAGGCGCGTTCTGGAATGCCATCGATAAAACCAAGATGTCATGGCAAAACAAAATGCTGATCCGCCTTGTGGCGCTTACCGGATGCCGCGGTGTTGAGTTGAGGCTGGCAAGGAAGGGTGATTTTGACCTGAAGGCGAGGGAGTGGGTTATACCGAAAGAGAACTCGAAAACGCGTAAGCGCTTTGTACGTGGGATTTCTCAGCTGGCGGCCTATTATCTGCAGAAGGTTTTTGATGTGTACCCCGATCAGTCAATCGTGTTTCCACCGGCTAAGCTGCAGGTGGACAGGCCTATGTCAGCCAGTACATTGATTTCCATCGCTGGGCAGGTGGAAGAGGTAATGGGTGGGGAGCACTGGTCTCTGCACGACCTGCGAAGAACGTGCAAAACCAAGATGGCAGAGCTTGGTGTTGCGCCTCACGTATCAGAGAAGATATACATTGCGTCCATCGCGTTCCTTTGCTGATGCTGTTGCACATACCTGGCTCGTAATGGGCAGCCAGCCAGAAAGCAGCATTGACCTGTACGGGCTATATTCCATCGCTGAAAGCCTGGCTGATGAGCGACTCGGATACTTCGATTACACCTTCGATGATGAAAACGACTCTCTTGGCGACCGCGTGCAGGCTATCTGTAACGCCGCGTCTGTCATGGCGTACTGGGATGACGGCGTACTAACGTTCACCCGAGATCAGAAAGTCGATTACCCGGCGGCAGTATTCAACCGGGCGAACATGAAGACGGATGAGTACAAAATGACGTATGAGGCCACGCTGCCTGGTGGTTACGACGGCGTTCAGGTCTCCTACGTTCACCCGACAACGAATAACAAGACGTACATCAACTATCGCGTACTTAACGGAGCTATTGTCGAGCAAGAAGCGGAGAACCCGAACAAGCTTGAGATAGTTGGATTCCGTAACGAGTACCAGGCTCGGGAGAGAGCGCTGCGCGAAACAAAGCGTCTTATTTACTCGCGGGTGAAGATGAACGCCAAGGTGTTCGAGGATGGAATCATTCAGGTCGGTAGCGTCATTCAGATGCCGGACATCTACGACACCAACCAGCAGCAGGGTTATATCACCGGGCGTTCAGGTAGTGATTTCGATACCAGTGAGCCGATCACTTTTTCCGGGGCTATGTATGTGCTGGTAACTGACAGCATGGGAAACCCGACCCTGCGTTATCCAGCAACGGCTCGCGGCGACACAAAATACGGCTTCACTGCGGCAATTCCCAATATTCAGCTCAACATCTGGAACGGAGACACAGTGCAACTCCCGTCGCGCTATCTCATAGCGACAGTGGAAGAGCTGGACAGCCAACTATGGACGGTCAACAGCATCAAACCAAATTCAGATAACACGGTATCTCTTACCGTCGCAGAGTACAGCGACGCCATCTACCAATGAGAACCTTCACCGACCAACAAGACCCGGCCACTGCGCCGGGTTTTTTAATGGGAAAATTATGAGCACTACACCTACTAACCAGCCAGTACCGAGTGAAAAGCCGCAAGATCTGAAATTCAACGCGGGGAAAATTGACGAGTTTGTCACATCAATGGCTCGACAATACATTGACAGATTTGGACATGCGCATTACACGATTGAAGGGCTTCGCTGGGTGGCGCAGCAGGCAATTTCTCAGTTCGGATACATCACTCTGGATAGCTTTGAGGACGGGAACTCTCTCACGCTGCCAAACCAAGTTCTGCGCCTTGAAGCTACTGGAGAATATTATCGTTGGGATGGAGCGTTCCCTAAAGAAGTTCCGGCAAGCTCAACCCCTGAATCAACAGGCGGTATCGGCGTAGGGAAGTGGTTAAGCGTTGGCGATGCGGCATTTAGACAGGAAGCTAATAAGAAATTCAAATTTTCGGTTAAGCTTTCTGATTACCTTACACTACAAGATGCCGCATCGGCTGCGGTAGATGGTTTACTTATAGACAGAGAATATAATTTCACAGATAACGAGACGGTTGATTTTGGAGGTAAAGTTTTAACCATAATCTGCAAAGAGAGTTTCGTTGCAGACGGCAGCCTTGTTTTTACGAATCTAGGATATGGATCAACAATCGAGAATATTTCTCTTAAATCTGAAAGTACTCCTTTTGTTATCTATCGTTTTGATGACAATGATGCCTGGCTTGATAGTGAATCCGTACTTGCTGGATTATCGCAACGAAGGGATAAGGGGTATCAACCTACCGTAAACGACATTGATATTTGGTCTAGCCTTTCGACTGAAATACAAAATCAGAATATTAATTGCGAGTTAATTCTTGGGGCCAACTGTTCAGGAGTGACAATTACCCATCCCACAGGTGAATTTGCCATCATCCGTTCTATAATGAATAACAACGTCACGATACAAGACCCTGATTTTTTAGGGGGAAAGGGAGGTTTCGGTAGCATCGTATTTGCTAACTATGATGGGACAGGTTACGGATACGGTAACCGCGTGATTGGCGGGCGAGTTAGATATGGTTCTTTCAGTAGCGTAGCCTTCCTTAGAAATAAAGGGTATGAAGGTGGAGTGTGGGGTTTTGATTCATACCGCTGCGGTGAGAGTGGAGTTAAAACCTGGCAAAATGAAGTTGGTCCGCGTTCAGCACGTTGCTACGAACTGACTTTTGAATCTATCACAACTACACAGTGTTACTATGACGGCATTGACTGCAACGCTGATTATGGAACTGTAACCACACGTGTAGATGATTATCCTGTTTCCCAATATCCGTCTGGTCAGTTGCCGACTAAGCATCGTATTCGCAATATCTTCACCGAAGATGCTAAAGGAGTTGGTGCGTGGTGGGATGGGCGTGGTGTTTATGTAGAAAACGTCACGACAAAAGATGCGCATAAAACTGGTATTTGGTCTCGCGGTACAAGCTGTATCCTTGTTAACCTAACTACAATAGGGTGTAATTCTGATAACGGTTCGTATAACCATCTGACTTGCGAGGGTTCAGACCAGATTATTGGTGCATCTGTTACTGTGTACTCTGGCATATCTGGCTATGCTATTTATGCTCCAGGTAGCGAAGCCTCAAATATATACACTAACAAAGGATTGGGGCCTGGAGCTGTGTTACTTACAGCGATAAATAATACTCGGTTAGGTAATACAGAAATAGCGTCTCAGACATCTACTGCTACGCTTAGGTTGCGCCCGAGTGCTTTTCTTGTTTCTAACGACGGCGTTAAAATAGACGCTGTCACACAAATAAGCACCCCCGGCAACGAATCTGTATCTTTGACTCTATCACCTGTGCAGGGTGGAGCTTATCCTAAAAGTTTGTCCGTGAACGTGGGAGGAACAGGGCAAGCGATAATCCCATCAGCTAATGATTTGATAGCAGACAGCGCCCTTACACAAAATGGGACGTTAGCTTTTTATTTTGAGTCTGGTGTACTTAAAGTTATATACCGGAGACCTGATGGAACTTACAACAGGATTGCAATAGGTTGATTGTTGGTGGTTAGCCCACTTAGGTGGGCTTTTTGTTAGTTTCTGGATCTGGGATGTCAACCAAGAATCCATCAACATCCCACGAGTCAGGTATTGTGTAACCCAACTCCTTTAGTTTTACAAAAGTAGGCTGGAATATTGATTCAAAATCTACATCACTGAGCCCTTCAAGATCTAGGTCTGTCAAGTCAATGTGAAAGGTAGTGTGTCCAATTCGTACCTTTTTATTGATATGAGCAAAAGTTCTTTTGTAGATGGTGCGTGACAGTTCTTCCTTAGCTTTAATGACGATCTGTAAAGCTGCTTGAGCCGAAATTATTTCGTCATCAGGAATTTCTTTCAGGAAGCTAGACTCTAGACGCCGGACTATTTCAGCATTCATAGATCGGTTGTTTGCTTTGGCTGTCTCTTCAATCTTTTCTTTTAATTCAATAGGAAGTCTAATTCTAAGTTGCGGATCTTCTCTGCTCATTTTTCCTGTCTTCCTTCAAAAAATTCACAATAAGTAAATTATGCCCCACGGTGGGGTTGACATCAATGACGCACGGTGTGACACTTGTTGCATGCCTCACGGTGGGGCGTAAAAGGAGCTGTAGATGGAAAAGGCGAAAGAGATGTATCAGCGCAAGGTGCGCTTCCCAGAAGATGTGAGAAAGGCGATTGAAAAGAATGGTAAGGACGAGTGCCGTCATTTTAATACAGAGCTGATTTACCAACTGAGAAAGGCATATGGATTGGGGGGAGATAAAAATGCCCAAGCCTGAAAATAGCGAAGCCCAGCAGTGCGCTAACACTAACCGGGCCTCTATCGAAAATAACCGCGTAGGAAATATCGACATGAATATTGTAGCAAAATCAGAATATAACTTCCACGGCGTTGAGCTGGCTCCGGTTGCTTGTCAGCAAGGTGTTTGGTTTACATCGGCAGATCTGGCTAAAGCGCTTAAATACTCGAACAGCCGCGCCGTTACGATGATTTATAACAAATATGCTGATGAGTTCACCAACGGTATGACTCAGGTACTCGAAGTGAGTACCTCAGGAAACTATCGCAAGAAGGTGCGTGTTTTCTCACTTCGCGGTGCACACCTGATCGCCATGTTTGCCCGTACCGATGTAGCTAAAGAGTTCCGTCGCTGGGTGCTGGATATTCTGGATCGGGAAGTAGCAATCAATATGCCTGTAATTGACGAGCCATCTATTCGTGAAAAACACGCATACAACGCCAACGCTTTAGCTAAACACTATGCAGTTATGTATGAAGCCTGGAAGAATCAAATTTACCCGGCGTTACGCGCAATCGAATCACCATTAGCCACTCGTCTTTGTGACCGTTTCAAAGATGGTGCCATTTTCATGATGTATGTGCAAAAGGGGGCAGAGAAACAATTAGAGAAAGGGGAAGTGGCAAGACTGTCATAAAAGAAAAACCGCCAGTGTGCAGCTGGCGGCCTCATAGCAATCGCATAATGGAGAACTTTATGCAAACTTCTATTGACAATGTAGCAAAAGCTAAGATCGATGTCCATAGCATTCAACTGTCAGTTATTGAATGGTCTGGTGTTCGTGTGGTAACAACAGAAACACTGGCTACCGGTTATGGCTGCGAAGAGAAGAGCATTCGAATGAATCTTTCCAGAAATCTTGATCGCTTTGTGGAAGGTAAGCATTACTACATGGTCACAGGGAAAGATCTTAAAGCTTTGCGAGCCACCGTTAGTGGCTCACAAATCTCAAGTAAAGCTCGGTCTATTATGTTGTGGACTGAGCAGGGCGCTGCCCGTATGTCAAAAATCGTCGATACAGACGAGGCATGGTCATTCTTCGAACGGCTGGAAGATTCATATTTCCGCCCTGCACCAGTAGTTGGTATCCCGCTTAGTTATGAGGAGGCGCTTGAAGACCTTCTTGCAAAGGTGAAAGAGAACCGAGTCATCACAGAGCAGCGTGACCGGGCGGTAAAAGAAAAGCTCTGGATTTCTGAGAAGCGAGAAGTAACGGCAATGACCACCGCTTCTATCGCCGTGAGAGAAAAGAATAAACTGGCAGAACGCCTCGGCGAAGGGAAAAATTACGCAGCCATTATCCCGGTTGAAAAGAAGCTTGGGCAGAAGTTCAAATGGCAGCCACTTCGTAAGTGGTGCCGGGATAATGATGCCTCACCGCATGATGTAGATGACCCGCGATTTGGATCGGTTAAGTCTTGGCCTAGAGCCGCTTGGCTTGCTGTGTATGGCGTTGATTTACGCAAGATATTTTAA